CCATCCACTCTTTCTCGTAGTCGTTTAAAACTTGGTGTAGCTCTAAGAAATTTTTCTTTAACTCTTTCTCCATCTCTTTCAGACCTTTTGATGATACTTCCGATTTTTTTTGAACCTGCTCCATAAATGAGTGCGTATATAAATGTCTTCGCCTCATCTCTTGACTCCAAGCCAGTCCTAATCTGATTTGCTGTGTGTATATCTCCATTAATGATTTCATGTGTATATTCCTTATCGTTCATATAATGTGCTAACATCCTCAACTCAAGTCCTGAGGCATCAACACCTACTAATTTATAACCTTTGTTTGTAATCCATAACTCTCTGCATTCTTTTCCATAGGGTGAATACACAGCAGGAACTTGTGCCATATTGGGCGACTGATGGCTCATCCTTCCAGTAATTGTACCATTGGTAATTACTTTGCCATGTACTCTCCCATCTTCTCTAGTAGCTTCAATCCAAGAACTGACTTGAGCAATTCTTTTCTGAAGAGTGAGAAATTTTTTTATTAATTCAGCTTCAGGAATATTTTTAATTTCTGATAAAACTTTTTCATCAACTATGACATGTCCTTTATCTGTTTTCTTTTTAGGTTTCCATCCTAACATAACTAATCGTTCAGCTATTTGTTGACGTGAACCTAAATTAAATTCTTTAAATTTTACTTTTGTAAATGGTACTCCCTTAACATAACCTCTTGTTTTATTATTAGACTTAGGAATAAATTCTGTTTCTATTTTTAATGGAGGAAAAGTTTTTCTTACGATAGTTTGAAGTTCATTCATATCTTCTTGAAATTTAGCTTGTAGCATATGTGCACCTACAACATCTATCATAAATCCTTTTGCATGTTGTCGTTGTATAATCTTGGCAACCTTATGTTCTAATTCAATTGACTCTCCAAAGTCTGTCATCTTTTTAGAAAGAAATTTATATAACTTCTCAGTTAAATCAACATCATTTCTACAATATTTTAACATCTCTTCACTAAAATAATCAAAGTTATCAAACTCCATTTTCTTTTTATAAAGTTTTTCACCCCAATTTTTTAATGAATGCCCACCCTCTAACATAGGGTTAAATAATCTAGATAAAATTAATGTATCAGTTATCTTACAATTTTTAAATATGTTATAACCAAAAGCTTTATTTAAAACTGGTATATCAAATCCAATAATGTTATGTCCAATAACTTCTTTAGTTTGTTTTAAAAATTCTTCAAACCTATGTATTCTATCTTCTTTAAATTGATAATAAGTATCCTTATGTTTACAAACAATACACCAAATTTTATCTGTAGTCATTGTTGTTTCAATATCAAATATTACTTTATCAAAAGTCATCTACCTTTACCTCAGATAATCTACCTGTATCCATATCATACCTTAAGTCACAGCATGGTCCAGTTAAACCAGCAAATCTGTTCTTTAATACTCTTACCCTTGTGGTACTACGTATTTCAGGGTCATCATTCTGTGCGTCTCTCTCAAGCCCTATAACCATGTCACTTAACTGCCCTATAGAAGCCGAACCTCTTAGTTGAGACAGAGATGTAGCCGCACCCTCTTCATGTCCCTTACCATCAGGTCTCCTTAAATGTGAGACTACTATCATAGCTATACCTGTTTCTTGAACAAGAGTTCTAAGTCTAGTCATGATTTCATCTAATGCTCTACGTTCATCTCCATGACTTTGGTCTGATACTATAATACTAACGTGGTCTATAACAATATACTTACAGTCTAAACCTTTTGCTAAATATCTAACTCTAGAAATTATATTATCAATAGTGTTAGAACCAAAATGGTCAAACATAAATATTCTACCAGTACCTACAGTAGCATCAAAGTAAGTTCTTAATTCTTCTTTAGGAACATGAACATCAGGTAAATGTAATCTTTGATTAGCTTCAATACTCATGATACCTTTAGATGTTATAACAGGGGTCTCTTCTAACATTAACAAACCTATATTATCTTTAGTTTGTTTTATTAGATGATGAATTAATTCTCTCATCACTTGAGTCTTACCTAACCCACTACCTGAAGTGAACGTCACTAATTCAGATGGTCTTAATCCATAAGTAATTTTATTTAATCCTTCAAAAGGATATTGAACAAAGCTTTGTAATGTTGGTTTACTTATCTCATCAAACAAAACATTAGCATTTATAATTCCATCAGGAGCATAGACCTTCGCATCCCAAAATGCTCTTTGATAAAGCTGTAATTTATTTTTAATTAAACAATCCGATGCATCTTTTAAATCATTAGGAAGATACATTATCTTACATTTTCCAGGGCTAAATAATTCAGCTACCTTTAATGCACCTTCACGACCATGCTTATCGTTGTCAAAATTAATTATGATATTTTCAAATTGTTCTAACCATTCTAAACTACTCTTAATATCTTTAACTGCAGAAGTTATTCCATTCTTAATACTAACAACTGGTGTGTCGTATCTATCAGTCTTGAACATTTGATAAGCTGATAAACAATCAATCTCACCTTCTGTAATTACACAGAATTTTCTTTTAGAGAATAAATGTTCTCCAAATAATCCTGCATTTTTTGTATTGCCTTGTATATTAAATTCTTTTAGCTTTGTAAATCTTGTCTTGGTTGCAATCTTTGCACCTTGCTTATCATGATAAGGATAATAATGATTAGTTATATTACCCATACTATCCATCTTAACACTCACCCCATACTTTCTACAAGTAGGTTCAGTTAAGTTTCTATCTACAATTTCTGCAAAGTCAGAAGACTTTCCAAAATCTTTTACTTCGTATTCGTGTGTGCCATTACCATTTGTTTGTGTTGTTTCCATATCGTATTCCTTTATATATTGTTGACATGAAAAACAATACGCAGACCCATCACCATTAAGAGAGACTGCATCAGTACTCTCACATAATGGACATGGTAAATGATATTTTATAAATCCTTGTTTCGTTGTTTCCATTGTCGCCCTCATAAATTATTTATCCCTAAAAAAAAGGAGAGCCAACCTGTTACCAAGCTGACCCTCCTGTAGGAGTAGAAAAGGAGTCATGCATTATGACTGTTAATGTTGTATCAAAAATCTTCTTTGATGTCAACACCATTAGAAGATTTTTTTTCTATATTAAAATCTTCATTGGGAGTAAATTCTACTAAATCCAGTACCTGTACAGCTTGTAAATCTAAACCTTTGCCCTTCTTACCTTTAAAATTCCAGTCATAAGATTTATACATTACTTTTACTTTACTGCCATTACCGACTATTTTATCAATAGGTTTCTTTTCAGCATCCACTAATTGTGGTTGTTGATTCTTATCTCCATTTGCTTTAGAAACCTTACGTTTAAATCTGATAATATTTTTTACTACCTTATCATCAGCTTTTGTTTCACCAACATTAAAACCATTTGTTTTAAAATCAGTCGCAATCTTATCATCAACTGCTAAATCAATTCTCCACATAGGTTCAAACTTTTCGTTTGGTCTTATTAGAGAAGCCCAGTATGCTGTGCCTTCAATTATTGCCATATGTTTTTTCCTTTTATTATTGTTAATTTACTTTTCATAAAACTCTTTTAGCATATCAGCACCCCCCTTGTCAACACTTGGAGCATCTTTTTTTTCTTTATTTTCCTCAGTATTTTCAAGGATTTCTGTAATCTTTTTATCTATTACTCTTTTAATTTCTTGTTTCTTTTTTAATTTAGACTCTAACTCTGCAATTCTTTTACCCATATTTTGTACATCTTGTGTAGCTTGTTCAACTTGAATAAATAATTGTTTTATTTTAGACTCTTTTTGAGAAACTAATTTAATAGCATCATCTTTTTCTTTAGTTAAATCTGATATAGTATTTTTATATTCTCTAATTAAATCTCGTTCACTCATATATTAGATGCTACCTTAAGATGGTCATCCTTTCATTCAGAAAAGTCATGTGCTAGTACTTCAATAACTAAATCTTTAACTTCTTTAGCTTTAACTACATACTCATATGCATGAGTTTTAATATCTTTATTAGTTGTTAAATAAGTTGTTAAGTCTACACCGCTATATGCTTTTGCATAAACATTATTACTTAATGCTAGGCTTGAACCACTAGATAACAATGCAAACTCACTACATCCAGTTAATAATAATAAACCAACTATTAATCCTAAACATTTTTTAATCATAATAATCTATTCCTATGTAATTGACCCAACCATACGTGTTCTTGTTGTTTATCTTTATCTAATTTTTCAAAACAATTTTGACATATCTTACAATTTCTATCGTGAATATATCTTCGCATAGTACCACCACTTTGTTTTTTATCACAAGTTCTACAAATATCTCCAAAATTTGTACCACCATCCATCATTCCCACAATTATCTCTCCTTATAGTTCATAACACTTCTCTGTAAATAATTCTTTAATAGGTATGACTACACATTTAGATGCTCGGTAATCTCCTATCTGTTTTGTATGTGTCTTCTTATATTTGTTTATTATTTTTTTTAATCTTGATACTCTAAAGACTAACATACAATGTTCTTTACCACTAAGTTCTAGTATTTGAAACCACCATTTAGCTTCAGTCTTATCTATACCACTTGGCTTACCTCTAAACTCATACTCAATAGCAATATTACCTGTCTTTCTCCACCAACTACGTTCAGTCTTAACTTCTACCTTACCTCCCTTTAATAAGTCGGCTACTCTTTTCTCTCGTATCTGACCATACTTTAAATCAATATCAAATTTTGTATTTATATCACCCATAAATTAATGAAAACTACACAGATAATTTGTGAGAAACTTATTTAAATTCTTATGTTCAAAAAGTTTTTTTGTATTAGCTTTTTTTAATTTATTAAAAGTTTTGACTATAAAGGATGGTTCAAAGTCGGAGTGGTCACAAACTTCGCAGAATTGCGTATCGTTTGTATTAAACCAAGACTGTGCATCTTGGACTATTCTCTTTCTATGTTTACCCCATGCATGAATATCTATATCAAGGGCATCCATAATGGCTCGGACTATAACACTTCTCCATACAAGTATATGAGGTGTTATTTTTCTGCCTTTACCACTACCTCCAAAGAGGGAAGGTGCATTTCTATTTTGTATCATACTTCATTTCGTTGTCCAAGTATTTAGCAATTAGTTTAGGTTTCTTATTCTTTACAATCCTTGAGTGAAACTTTCTTTGTCTCAGGATTCTCGCCATTGGATTTCTTGATTTTATTTTTGTATGTTTCTTCATCAATTTCCTCAACAGTATTCCTGTGAACCTTTACTTCTTTGCCAACGATATTAGAATAAGGACTCCAATTTAAATTTTCTTTAGCTTGGTGTAGTAATGTTCCTGAATTGTAATAGTCTTCAATACACACATCTACATTCACCCAAGATTTTTTCATAAAGAATTTATTCGCCATAGTCCTATCCAACAAAATGTTGTTTAATATAATTAGAAATTATACCCAAATATTTTTGGGTTATTCTTCCTATTATACTCCTCAAATACTGGTATAGGTACATCTGAAATAAATAAAAATTCCTCAACAATATCAATGACTTACGACTCCTTTCAACTGTAAGTTGTGTTTAATTAATATAGTACTTTCCTTTGATAACAAAGGGCTTAGTTTTGTAGGTTCGGTCTATCTCAAGTACTCTTAAAGATAGTAATTTCTTAATCATCCTACATATAACACCTGAATTTACATCAGGAAATTTATTCCTTAATGCTTTTATCAAGTTTCTTTTCTTATAATTATCTTTACCTATTAAATTAAATAGTTCACTTTCTATTTCACCTTTAATAGATTTAGTTATTCGTTCATCATCCTTAACATAAGGAGTAATATCTATTTTATATTTCTCCAATAAGGAATTAAAATCATCTTCACTCACCCAACTAGCACACATCTGTGGCATACTTAAATGAGCCAACCACATTCCTAAATTTTCTGTTTCATTACTATCATACTTATCTAGGGTTGTCAACACTTGAGCATCATTAGGTATATCTTTATATTTAGTAGTCTCTTTACTGTACTTATGCATTAAGCTACCTCCTTTAGTATTTGTATTGCTCTAGCATGGGCAGGATATCTTTTTATATATCCCTTCCATTCCATATAACCTAACATATTAAAGACAGAAGATTTTGATTTAACATTCATATAATCTTTCATCTCTTCAAAGCTAGGCATCACTTCATTCTCTTTAAAGTAATTCTTTAAATACTTATATAACTTTAATTGTTTTTTTGTTAGCATATTATTTAGGTATTATTGAATCTGCCAATCTCTTTCTTTAAAATTTCAATTTCACTTTGATGTTCTCTATTGATAGCATTTAATTCCTCCACTCGTTCTATCCTATGACCTATTGAAGTTCTTAAATCACCATTCTCTTTTTCTAATTCTTTAACCTTCTGAGTTAATACTTCTATCTGCTTGGTTAAATCTAAATCTCCTCTATCATCACTCATTTTTCAATCCTTAATCTTGTTTGTGCCTCATCAACTATCTCAAACAAATCAGTTAGTTTCTTTTCATTTGTAACTACTTCAATCATCCGTCTTAATCTACTATGATAATCAGTAGGATGATATTCTGTACCCTTTATTCTTAACTCTCTTTCATACTTAACCTCTGCTTTAAGATGTATTATCTCTTGCTTCAAAGCAAAGATTTCTTTTTTAGCATCAGTAATTTCTTTCTCATACTCATGAAGATGTTTTTCTTTTGCTATCTTTTCTAAGTAAGGGTCACTCATTATTATTGTATGTTTCTTCATCAATTTTTATCTTCACCATTCCCATACTCTTTGCTTTGTTCAAACAGATAGAAGATATTTCCTTGTTCATCTTCTTGTCTTCTAACTAAATTTGCATAAGCATCTGCATCTGCTAGTGTAAAGAAAGATTTCTCATGATAAAATGTGTTACTTTTTTTACCTTTGCACATCACCATAAATCTTTTTAGTTTTTGTTCTTCTTCTTTTTTAGTTCCAAACATTATTTTTTCTCCTTATTTTTTTTGTTATGTTTACCCATATACCATTCACTAGGTTCATAATCCCACCTATGTCCTTTATGTCCTCTTATTCTAGCATACCACATACGCAACCTAACTATTAATTTTTTTATTCTAAGTGTCATACTTTCTTATATCATATTTAAAGTTAATGCACAACTCTTTTTGTACATAAACCTTGGTCTATTAAAAACATGGCTTGTCTTCCAAACCACCCCTGTAATTTCCACACTATCCCTGTATCTATCAGGTATTGCCATGCAATTATCTCTTCATGTAAAGTCTTGCATGGTATATAGCCCTCTGCTTTGCCTATTGCTACATGAACATCATCAACCAATTCTTTATCTAACTTTAACATTTCATACCTCTTGTAGTAATCTAATTCTATCATACTGATAAATTCTTTCTTACCATAGATAGCTTTTTTTATTTTAAACTTTTTCTTTTTATTCATCTACTTTCCTTGCTTCAAATATTTCATCTAGCAAATTTTGTATATCATCTCTAATTTTTATTAATGTACTTTCAATATCATAGCTATTCATTTTCTCACTATTCATTTTAATAAATGCATACCTAACGTGTTGGTCAGACATCTCTGCTATCTTAATATATTTATCTTTGCTCTTGCTATAATATAAATTATCATCACTCATAATATTTAATTATCTCCTTCGCTACGTCTTTCTTTCTTGGTATCTTAAGATAAGGTAGTACAGCTTTACATACATCATAAGCTGTTTCATTTAAAGCTACCCATATCTCTTGAGGTTTAGCTTTCTTACCTGTCGCTGTTATTCTAGGTTTTGAATTATAAATTCTACCTCCAAAAAGTTTTTGTAAAAATCTTATTGGTGTAAATTCTGTACCAACAACCTCTATTCTTTTTCTTTTATACTTTACATTCTCAAATTGTAGATAGCCCTCGCCATCTATAAAGCCACTCGCATAACTTACATCCATCTTATTCATTGTCTATCCTCTCTATATTTTTTTTATTAATATCAAAACAAGTACTCTCTCCATCATTACCTATCTGCCAGTCTTCTCTATCAATATCCATAGCTTTATCATGGGCATCCTGTTTGTTGTTTGCCTCAAGGTCTATGTGATACCCTTGAGTTTCATACCCCCATACTCTATACTTCTTCATGCTAATTCTCCTCCTTGTTTATCAACATAGTGTTGTATAATTTCAAATAAGGAAGACATATCAGTATCCCTTAAGTCTCCACTTTTTAACATAATAGTTTCTCCTTTTGAATTTGTTAAACCTATTTCAATAGTATCCCAAACCCACTCATTATTTTTCATTCCTCTCTCTCCATTTCTT